TAATTCTGCAAATTTCTCCGGTTATTTTAACTATCAAGATTGTAATACAGGTGAATGGTCGGGAGATATTGAAGTCCCACCCGCACAACCTGAAACTACAGGACCAACAATTGTTTATTACTGTTCGTTATATGAACCTATTGACGCATCTTCAAATGGTTTATCATTTGCTATAAACGTTAATGATACACCTTGTGGTGGTTGTTCAGCTGCGGTTAATAATTGTTATACTTGGACAGTTAATCCAGGTGATATTACATCATCATTAGATATTTCATATACAAACACAGATGGTGATTTTATTGACCAAGTTGAAGTTTTAACTAATATCCAATATACACAAAATATTGATAGTACATTAACATATTACTTATGTTCTCGTACTGAACCTGAATTTTTTGAAGGTGGTGTTCCAATAACACCAACATTTACAGTTGAACTTGGAAGTACTTGTGAATCTGACTTAGGATGTAATCCATCTCCTTATAGTGTATATTTAGTTTCAGACTGTTGTGGTGATAAACCTGATGGTTATATGGAGTTACCACCAAATTTATTAGCCAACCAAGTTGTTGGTTCTTCAACCGACAGTACTTGTTATAAAATTGTTGAAGTCTCTGAGGGAGGAACTGCAAATTTAGATTGGAATGGTACTTGGTATGATGTTGGTGGATGTAATGACTGTCAAGTAATAAATAACTATTTTTGTCAACAAGAAACACCAACACCAACCCCCACATCAACTAAAACACCTACACCAACACCAACAATTACACCTACACCAACTTTAACGCCCACACCAACATCTAAACCAACAATTATATATTTTCAAAGATGTTGTAATATTGGTCAATATTTAGGGGTTTTTAATTATAATGGTCTAATAATATCAAAAGATTCATATTTTTCAATAACTATTGGTACTAACACATTTTGTGTTAAAACAGTATCTTCAGTGCCATACCCTGTAACATTATACGATTTTAATAATGATAATATTGACTTAAACGGATATGATAGTTGTGAAGATTGTAAAATTGAACATCCTTGTCCTCCGCCTCCAACACAACAGATTATCGGGTACACAAATGAATGTAATGTTATTACTATATTTCCAATGGACATTGAATGTGTTTCGATATTACCTTCAACACCGGAATCATATGATGGTTATGTGTCAGTGTCTATTACAGGTGGAACACCACCATATAAATACACTTGGGAAGGAACAAATATTGGTAATAATAATCACGCTCCGGCAATTGATGAGGTTCCTGTAGGAGATTATACGGTTACTGTTGTTGATTATTGGGGTGATTTTACTGCAACCACAACTTGTACTTTAACGGCAAAAACCGATTGTGATTTTGTCGGAATAATTAAATCGTTTACACCTCCAACTCCAACACCTACTAAAACACCAACACCAACACCAACTAACACGATAACTCCAACCCAAACACCTACTAACACATTAACACCAACACCAACACCAACAACATCAACAACTCCTTCAGTTTTAAATTGGGTTTATGAAAAAACTTCACCAGCAGAAGGACTTTTATCAATAGAGCTAAATAGTATTAGTGTTTTAGCACAAACTACTGATGGTTCAGGTTCAATAACACCTTGTAATGTCGGAGATATATTAGTTGTTGAAGCTATTCCTACAGCACCCGTTGAAAGCACAACAGTAGAAGTCACCATATCCAATTTATCCGGAACGGTATTTTATGATGTACAAACAGGAATATCAATAACGTCACCAACAATTACAATACTACCAGGAGAATCTCCTTATTTAGTAGATGTAAGGTTTTATGGTGCAATTGAATAATAAAATTAATATATGCGAACAACAATACAAATAACACCAACTAATGAAGTATTTATATCTCAAGTATCCATTAATAAGTCTATTTTACAATAACAATATTATAATATTAAAATAAAAAATGAGTAGATATTACACCGTAAATATAACACCAACTTCAACGTCTCCCGGACCATATACCATTTATTGGAATACTGTGTCTTCAGGTAGTACTGCAACAATATTTTCAACGGGTTTACCCGCAACAGGTTTAACTTTAACACAACTTACGGGAACGACCGGTGTTAATGTTATTGTACCTGATTCAACAACACAAATTATAATAAGTAACCCGAAATGTCCACCACAATTTATTGAGGCCTTACCAACCGATGAATTATATGATTTTTGTATGAACATAGTTATACCTGATGTTAGCACGGACAATATACATTTCAACCCAAATGAGTTTGATAGTAATGGAAAACATAAATGGATATCTGATGATGAAACATACCAAATTGTTTGGAATAACTCCCTAAATACTTGGGAATTACAGACTTGGCCTTGTTTTGGTATTATTTGTCCAATTATTAAACAGGTCACAACACCGGGTACATATCCGCCTTTAACAAATTGGGATATATTTGGTTTGGATGGAGAAGTAACCGTTTATTCAGGTGTTTGTACTCCGGGAGGACCATCAACAGAGTTTAGACGTATTAACACACCATATAGTGTTAATCAACCTAATTGTGGATGTGATGGTAATATTATTATTAACACACAAAACTTAAACGGTACTGCACCATACACATACTCAATAAACAACGGTTCTACGTATTCAACCTCACCATTCTTTAATAACTTATGTACCGGTATATATAATATTACTGTATTAGATTCAGATTCAGTTGTTTATGGTAACACAGTAACATTAAATGCTCCGATACCACCAACAACTTATAATATATCATTAAATACCACTGTTAATACAACAACAAGTACAACATACATTCTAACAAAAGAATACACAACAACAATCAGTGTAACACCAGCATTACCTAATGGAGTTTCAATCACATTTGATTTAATACACAACAATAACTTTAAGTCATCACCAAATGACAATACGTCAACATTGATTACAAATACAACAATAACTAAGAATAGTAGTATAATAAGTTATAATAGTACTAATAACTCCACCGGCACAACTGTTAATACCACACCAGGTTGTCAAGATTTAACCGTATATCAAACAGGTTTAACTGAAACTTGGATGTCATTAACTATGGTTAATACTGATAGTCTTGTTATTAACACAACAACTAGTGTAACCAAATCAGAATATAATTTATGTACTGTTGGTGACAGTACAGACACTTATTCATTATTAAATGCAATCATAAATGGTTGTGATTGTTGTAATATAATCATAACTTAAAACATCACAAAAAGAAAAAGACAATATTTATCATTATGGGTTTTATTATAAAAAATACATCAGGATTAATTAATACGAGATTAACAGATACCGCTAGACAAAATATATCTAAAGGTACTTTCAATATCTCATATTTCCAAGTTGGTGATAGTGAAGTTTCGTACACATTATCAGGTACATCATACAATCAATTTGACACCAATATTTTGGTACCAAACTTTAATTCACAAAATTCTACGGGAATACCGCAATCAAATAAACAATATGTAAAATATCCATATTATGTTGACGGAATAACAGGTAATACTTATGGAATCCCATTTTTATCATCTGTAGTTCAACCAGTATTTAATACTGCTGCGATGAGAGGTTTTTTTACCGGTAATACAACCGCAGATACCATTAATTGGAGTGCTTACACTAATAACGTATATACTATTAATTCTAACTATATTGTAGATATGTCTACATTATCAGGTGGAACCGTGATTGATGTTGTCTATTCAGGTTGTAATATAAATATTGTTAGATTACCAATGGTTGGTGATTTAATCACCATCTTCTTTGATGGTAGTGGAAAAACTAATTGTGATTGTAGTTATGTACCAACGCCTAGTCCAACACCAACACCTAGTACAATGCCAACAAACTATCAAACATATTATATGACTAATTGTGATGGTGTGAGCCCTGACGGTATTATGTCATTACCTGATACCTATGATAGTTGGGAGGTTGTTACCGATATTTACAACCAATGTTATTTAGTTAACTACCCTATAGGAGGTAGTGCTAATTTAATTTGGAATGGTGGTGATTGGGGTAATGATGTTAATTCTTGTACAACTTGTATGTCAAGTCAAGTGACACCAACACCAACACCAAGTTACGGATTTTCTTGTGACCCACCACCAACACCTACACCAAGTGCAACATTATGTGTCACTGAACCATATTATTGTCCACCACCGGCACCCGCAAATTGTGAGATGTCTGTGAGTAGTTGTTATACAATTTTAACTTATAAAATTATTGATATTTGTGGGTCACAAATAACTTTAGATAGACCAACACCTGATTTCTCAATGTTTGATGATTGTTGTTATGCAAGAACAATAGTTTATCCACCAAATATGACTTCATTATACGATAGTATTACACCAACACCTCATTGGAAAGATGACGTTATTAATTTTGAATCCGTATGTGATACAGACCAATTTGATGTTAAAGTTTGGAATATGAACATTCCTTGGAGTGAAGACCCCGCAGGAACATTTGTAGGTACTTTATTTGATTACACTAAATTTGGTTCAACATCATATATTGGTGCTAAAGAATATTTTGGTTATATGTCAGATAGTGGTCAAACAGACACTAGTTTAGTTTTTTATTACAACTCTTTTGGTGACGTAATTAAAGTAGAACCTAAAGAACAAAAAGCTATTGCAATTATTCATTACACAAACCAAAGTATAGATTTCTTTTATGGTGAAAAATTTGCCTTAGAACCATTTGTTGATGGTTCGACCGGTGAAGCTAGAAATTTTAGAATCCATATACCGACATTAATGTGGCATAAGAACCCTGAATGTTGTTATGGTCAAACATTCTATGTTGACCCTCCTGGATTTGATGATTTGAATCTTTTCACACCGTATTATTTACTGTCGAAGAAAAATTCTGATATGAATAATCCGGGATTAAGATATTACCATTTATGGGATACAAATCCAAACCCAAATAATTTAGGTAAACCAAATAGAATTGGTAAAGTTTTCCCTGATGACCAAATCATTATTATAGATGATGAAGAAATCATTGCCGCAATGTCTTATAAATCAAATAGAAATTGGACATTACCGGCACCAAGACTTGGATTAATCGTTCCAAACACTTGTGGTTCTAATGGTGAAACTAGCACAGGTTTATTAGCAAATTCTACCGAATATCTTTATGTTACTTATAGATTTACAAATGAAAATTCATTTACAAATTCATTACATTGTAACTATTACACAAAAATTCAAGGACCGGACATTAATTGTGGTATTGAATTGAGTCAAAACGTATCTGTTAGATTTGGTGGTGATTTTCCTTGTTTAAATCAATTGGATTTTAGTGCGGGGACTATTTGTATAACTATTATTTCAGAATGTGTTAATAATCCAAGTGGATGTCCTTCTTATTTAAACGGTATCCCTTCGGGAGAAATAAATGGTAAATATTCATATTCCGTTGAAGGTTTCGAAATATTTTGGAACCCGGAATTAGATAGATGGGAATCTTGGTATCAAAATGACCTTGCCGGTTATTTGGAATATACCGGAGAATATCCTGTTGGAATTTGGACTCCTCTTATACCATCACCTTATATTTCGGAAACAACCGGTGGTTTATGTGCAATATCTTGTAATTTAACATCAGGATTCTTTGGTGAAAAATTAGAACTTATTTGTCAAAGAGTTACAGGTGATACAAGACCTGAGTCGGCTGAATGGAAAATTATTGATGTTACATCTCAAATTAGTGGTAATAGTATTAATGGGTATATTACCCAAAGTGGTCTTATAGGGAATACTTTTGTAATCAATGAAATGGATTATGAAGACGCACCTTATTATAATTTGAATGACCCACTTTATAATGACTTAAATTTACCTCTTAGTGGTAGTACCGGCACAACATTAAATTTTGGTGACGAATATTACTTCTATGGTTCAATAGAAACTGACATTCAAGCAACAATTTATGAGATGAGATATAAGATAAATCTTGGTCAAGCAGAGTTCTTAGCATCATCAAATCCTTCTTGGTCAGTTAACACACCATCATATATTTCTGAAATTGGTCTTTACGATAACGAAATGAATCTTATGATTGTATCAAAGCTACAATCTCCTGTACAAAGACAGGGTATTCAACAGTTTTTGGTAAAATTTGATTTTTAAGATATGAAAAAGACATTAAAAGAGAGCCCTAAAGTTTTAGGGCTTGATGTCTCAACTAAAACAATTGGTTGGGCATTATTTGACATACAGAGTAAAGAACTGTTAGAATTAACTCACGTTTCTCCGATTCCAAAACCAAAAGAAGAAAATAAAATAAAAGAGCTACTTCTTAAAAGTGAAATTTTTAGAACCAAACTTTTACAATATAAAGATTTAGGTATTACCAAAGTCATTATCGAAACACCTCTATTAAACTCAAACAACATATATACTGTACAAACTCTTTTAAGGTTTAATACTTTAATCACTAAAGAAATTTATGACGTATTAGACGTTGTTCCGGAATTTATATCAACTTATGATTCTCGTAAGTTTGCATTCCCTGAATTAGTAAAACAAAATGATAAAGGTAAATTTGTTCTATTTGGTGGTCTTCCAAAAGATATCGATAAGAAACAAATTATTTGGGAATTAGTCGCAAAAAAAGAACCTCAAATCACTTGGCAATATACAAGAAACAATACTCTCAAAAAAGAAAATTACGACCAAACAGACGCTTATTGTTGTGTCTTAGGTCATATGAGACAAGAAAATATTTGGTAAAAAAAATAAGTTTTAATTAATTTTATATATATTTTAACCAAATATATGAACTTGTCCATCACTAATACCTTGTCCCGCATAGAATTTACCACCTGCAATTGCGTGAACACTTTCCCAATCAGAATCTGAATCACAAGATAATTTAACAAAAGTATTTGTTCCTGAATATATTACCCAAATACCTCCATCATAAGGAGCTTGTTTTTCACCAACACAAATTATATCTCCATTAGGTGCTGCCGACACACTAGTCCAATATCCTGGATTTGTTGGTAGTGCAACAAATGGTCCAACTCCTCCTGTTTGTTTCAACATACTATCAGGACGACACACATAAACATCTCCATTAGGTGCTACAGTAATATCTCTTGCTGCCGCAATTGACGGACCGTGATATACAAATGTAGTTGTAGATACTGCTTTTGTAAAAATAGAACCTGTAGTATCAAGCGCCCACAATGTATCAAATTGGTCTACAAACAAACCTGTCCAAGGTTTAAATCCAAGAGAAGATATAAATGATTGAAAATATGAATTACCAAATAATTTTATATAAAGACCTTCATTAAATCTTGCCGCATATACATTACCTAAAGAATCTCCAGCAATTGCCGCATCTATAGTAGTTGGTACTGATACACTAGACCAAGGTCCTCCTATAGGATATTGACGAACAAGACCATTTAATGTACAACCATATACTGTACCATCTGGTGTGGTAGTTAACCCTTTCCAATAATATGGTGTAGTCGGAGTAAGTACATTATTTGGACAATAAGAAAATAATACAGGGGTACTTGAAGTTGATGTAGGAGTTTGTGTTGGTGTAGGAGTAGTTGTTTTTGTTGGTGTAGGTGTAATTGTTTTTGTTGGTGTTATACTTGGTGTTGGAGTAATTGTTTTTGTTGGTGTAGGAGTTTGAGTTAGAATTGGTTCAACATATGATAAACAATCGGTACAATTATCAAAAATAATTCCCAATGTTGGTGATAAATAATCACCATCCCAATCAATAACACTAGTACCCGGAGGAAATGGATTTGGATTAGTTGTTTGATATAAAAATTCCCAACAACTATTATCTGTTACTTTTCGGATTACTTTACCCGGAGTTCCCGTTAATCCTTGTTGTGTTTGAACCACATATTGTGGTGGATTTGAATTACATAACTTATAAACATAATATTGTTTAGATGATGTTTGTGTAGGCGTTGGTGTCAGTGTAGGAGTAATCGTAGGTGTAGGTGTAATCGTAGAAGTAGGTGTCGGTGTTTGATTTTGTATAATTAAGGTACAAGTTGTATCAAATGCCGGAAAATATAAACTATAAGTTCCATAATAATAATCCGTAACATAATTATATGGTAACACTTGTGAACCTAAATTAATAGTTCCTCCCGTATCAGGGTAATAAGTTATTACCGCGGTTTGTCCGTCGTAATTATCTGTTGTTATTTGTATTGTTGTTGGCATAATGATATTATAACTATTTTTTAATTTTTTTGCACATTTTATTAATTTAAAACTACATCACCTGCTCCAATAAGTGCTACTAATGCGTTAAAAGCCGTATCACTCGCTGACGTTCGTTTAGGTGTTGAACCACATTTAATTGTAAATTCACTAAAAGAAGTATTAATATAACTAGGTTGAATATCAATTAATATATTGTCTGTTTCTGTTGAGTTAAACCCTGTCCAAATGCCACCCGTTGGTTCTATAAATAGAATTGTGTAATTAGAAGCCCAAACTCTACCTGATGAAGAATAAGTAAAGGTATTATTACCTCTTATAAAAAAATTAACTATTAGTGGTGGTAATGAAAATAAATCACCTGTTAATGTGTTAGAACCCTCAATATCAATAGCAACTGATGTTGAAGGCAATGTTGTTACATCCCCACTAACTGTGTTATTACCACTAATTGATAAAATCTGTATGTTTGGTGGTACTGTAGATATATTACCATTTATTGTGTTATAACCATCAATTTCACAAATTACAAATGACCTTGGTAAATTTAAAACACTACCACTTATTGTGTTAAAACCTGTAATTCTTAATTGTCTTACCGCAGGTAAATCAGTTGTATCACCACTTATAGTGTTTTGACCTTTAATAATCATTGTTGAGCCTGTCAGCATACGTGGTAAATCAGATGTATCACCACTAACTGTATTATTACCCTGTAAATCTAATACACTAGTTAAAGTACTTGGAAATCCTGATGTGTCACCACTAATTGTATTAACACCATATATAGCCATAAGTGTTAAAATTGGTGGTATATTAGATGTGTCACCACTAAGATTATTGTTATAAACTATTAAACTTGTTAAAGTTGTAGGTAAATCAGTAACGTCACCAGTAATAAATAAACCATTACCATTTTGAACATTTAAAGTTAATAATCCATCTAATTTATTTAATTCACTTGTTGATGTCCATAATGATTGAGAGTTATGAGGATTTGTTTCTGAGGTAAATGATGTTATTGTCGTTAAATTTGTTGATAAAATTTTAATTTGTCCTGTATATGGTGATGAATATGTGTGATTTATTTTAGTAGTTCCGGGTGGGAATGTCTCTATAATTCCGTCACCCCAATCTATATCATAAGTAAGTGATGAATTTATTGTAAATCCACTGTTAGGTGTTTGGTAAATTTGAGTAACACCTACCGCATTAATTATAAATTCTTCTAATGGAATTTGAGTATATTCAATATCACAAGAAAGATTACATTTCTCACAAGAAATAAAATATTCAATTCTTAATCTAACGATAACATTAGTATTAAATAAAGATTCCGGGTCACAATTAGTGTTAATTGTTATTGTATTACCAACGTAATCAATAATTACATCACCAATATTTGGATAATCTTCAAGTATTGATTTTACAAATTCAAACCATTGATTGTCAGATGGATATTCAGTTAAACTATTTGAAACATAAAAAGGAAAAGAAGTTATTTCATTACCAACCGTAACTTGACCAATAAATATTGCCGAATCTAAGATACAATTGTAATCGTCAGAAATTGAATCTAAGTACCCTTCAATAAACATCTGTTTAATACCTTTTTTAACATTTCCCCCATCAGCAAATATATCATCACAAATAGTGTATGATTGATATGAAGAAACGTTATCATAACCATAAATTGTTACAGTTCTTTGTTTCACACAACCATTAATATCTGTAACTGTTAAAGTATAATCACCATCATTTAATCCCGATATGTTTGCCGTTGTTTGACCATTACTCCACAAATATGTAAATGGTGGTGTTCCACTTGTAATATATGTTTGAATACTTCCATTAGAACCTGTTGTAGCATCGTTTTTATTTAAGACAAAATCAACCGTTGGTGATGAATTTATTATTATCGTATCTGTTTGTGCACACCCATTAGAATCAATAACGGTTACTGTATAGGTGTCTGACGCTAAGTTATTAAATGTTACAGAAGAAAAACTAGTCTGAATAGGTGGTTTACCGGTAATAGTAAACGTATAGGGAGCAACACCCCCTTGAGAAATTTCCAATAACACAGAACCATTAACTTTATTACAAGTTGTTGGTGTTGTAGTTGCACTTAAAGTATAGACAACCGTATTATTAATTTCATATTGTTGAGTAAATACACAATCACCACCACTAATGGTTAAAGAGTAAATCCCTGAAGCCAAATTATTATACTCCCAAAATGTACTTGTAGTAGTACTACTCATAATATATCCGGACGGATATGTTAAGGAATAAATATATGTCAGATTTGGACCAATTAATATTATTGGGGATAATGACCCCGTAGAATTATTACAAGTAGAATTATTGATTCCAACAGTTACAACAGAAAATGCTTGGGGAGCTATAATCGAGGTGTTTGTAACTAAATTACATAACGCAGAATCAGTTACTGAAATAACAAAATTTCCAGACCCTAAATTGTTGAAAGTATAACTAGTTGAATACGAAACATCACTATAACCATTAGAACCTAAATAATGATACGGAGCAGTACCTCCTTGTATTACAATAGTCGCTGAACCATTTGTTACAAAACAGTCAGGAGGTGTTGTAGATACAGATTGAACACCTAAGGGTGGTACGTCACTCACATTAGTACTTTTGGTAATAATACACCCACTACTATCTGTAATAGTTACAGAATAATTACCGGAAGTTAATCCTGTAAGATAGTCATCTATACTACCTGTTGACCATAAATAATAATATGGTGCGTTACCCGTTAATCCGGTTACATATAATTTACCAGTATCACCATTACCACATCCCGAGTTATTCACAACAAAAAACCCAAAATCTAATTCTGTCGACGGTTTAACTATACACGTTTCAGATTTACCTGTACATCCACCTCCATCATCACCAATCACATAATAAGTTCCCGGAGATAAATTTGTAAAAACATATTCATTAGTATAACTGAAACCACTTGTTACATATCCAAGACTGTTATTATATAGATAAAAACTCGCCGTTTCATTATATAAATTAGCGGTACTCGCTGTTAATATCCCATTATTGAAATTACAGGTAGTATCTTGAGTTGATGTAATACTTACACAAGTTCCTGTTGAAATATAAAAACTAACCGGTAAAACCGTATTTTCAACAGCACAACTATCTATAACATTGAAAATAAAAGTACCCCCTGATAATCCGGTTTGCGTATACCCTGTAACACCAGCACCTAAAGAAATAACACCATAAGATGATGGTTGTACCCACTGTATCGTATAATCAGGAGCACTACCCGTAATCTCAACGTTAATTGCCCCAATACTACTATTTGTACAATCACCTGTAAAACTTCTTACAACACTTAATAAACAACTCATTTACTACACAAAATATTAAAATTTATTCCCACCTTTATTTCAAAGTTAACACCAATTCTTGATACGTCACATATTATATTATAAATTGCAACATTACCTTCCTCTGTTATATAATAATCATATCCAAAAGTTTCTAAACCATCTAAAGCAATTAAAAGTGCACTATACCAAACAGAATCACAAGGTGAACTAAGACCTGAAAATGTTGGTGTTTCAACACAAGGTGACGGATTAGTATAACCAACACCATTAAAAAATGGATAACTAATTTTAAGTGAGTTATCTATATATATTTCAACAAACCATTGTGAATTTAACTTATTAACTTTACAGTTATTTAAGTCATATCCATTATTATCCAAATAATTATTTAATACATCACCTAACACACCATTAAATGTTGTTTCGGTTGGGTATATTGGACATTCAACAATTTGAGTCGGACAATCATTTCTAAACAACCCTGTTGTTAATGAACAAGGAGTACAATAGATTGGTATTAACTCACAACCCATTTGTCTTCTCCACACAAATTTTTGTCTATGGAAAATTGAATTTTCATATTTAACCCCTGTGTTCCATATTGTTGTTGCAGGTATTAATTGTTCAACCAATCTAATCCAATAATCACCCATACCATCCACATACTCAATCATTGTCTTATATGTGAAGTTATCGTTTCTAACACCTGCTATTTTTTCAGATTCCAAATATTTCCAATAAATTGATGATAATGTTGGATATCCACTTGTTTTACCATCAGTATTAAATTGTCTATTTCTAACGTTAATTGTATTTAACCAAAATGTTTGAGCAAACTCAAAGAATGTTTTTCTTTTTGGTTGGGGGTCAATTACAGTCCAATCAACACTTTTTCTTGTTGGATAGTTGACAATAGGAAAAGGGTCACATATTGTTGGTTCAACCCAACCCAACCCATTGTCCGATATTGGGAAATCAGTTGTTCTTGATAAGTGCCAAACATCATAGGATAAACCTTGACCCGGATTCATAAATAAATCAACATTCTTAACATTGATTACCAAATTATCACTTTCTGTAAAATACCTTGCATTATAACTACCGTCAAGATTACTTCTTAACCCAACTTCATTATCAACCCAAGATTTATTATTATCTACTTGAGCCGTTAAATTAAATCCTAAATCAGTAAATGGTAATTGTCTATAATTATTCAAATATTCTTGACCATAGGTATACGGTTTTAAACTTGTTTGATAATTAGGATTACTACCTGTAAACACACTATTAGTTAAATCCACTTGTTGTGGTGCCCTATGTTGAGGTGTTGATTCAAACCACCCACTACCCATTTGGAAGAAGTATACATCACTATTTTCCATCATTGACGGATAACCATATTCATCTATTGGATATTCATTTAGAGTAATATTAACATCTTTAATTATTGATGTTGTGGTAAAACCTGTATACACATTTTGAGGTCCTAGAATAGTGTATATATTATTGGGGTCTAAGACAGGTAATTCTCTTAAATAAGTACCTGTGGATATTTGAGCAAATTGAGTATCAAAATCCGTCATATTTATTCTACCATCCGCCAAATAAATATATTCATTAAATTCAACTAACGCGTCCGGAGCACCTATCATTCTCATTAAGGTCTCTATAGATTTTCTAGTACCTTTTGATTTAAATAAATAAGCCGAGTTCAGAACTAAATTTCTATAAAATTGATAATTTAATTCATCAGGAGTTGATGCAATACCAACACCCGTAAAACTAGATTTATCCTCATTTGTTTGACCAAAAACAGAACTTAAAAAATCGTCATTAGTTATTGGTGAAATATTAATAGACCAACCCAATGTTTGTGATAAATTCTTTAATAATTGTGAAGGAATATCATTACCCACATTATAATTAACAGAATTCATATACGCTAAAGCACTCACAAATTTATTAGTTTCATCAAAACTTCTACCATAAACTTGTAACACTTTTTCCATTTTTTGGTCAACAGTGTCAAAATCCTTAAATGCCCCGGTCGTTAAAAACCTTGAAACTAAATTTGTTTTATAAGAATCTAACGATTCAGAAATCTCATTTAATTTAATAAGATAATTAGTGAATGATGGTGTTAATATATCTAAATTCCAATTACCATACAAAGGCCAAGTCACCGTTTGATTGAAAGTGTAATAACTACCGTCATCACTCTCTTTAGGAACCTTAAAAGTTGATGTATATATTGGAGTAACAGTTCTATTTAATAAAAAGTTTTCAACTTCATCTAAGTCTTCATTAAAAACTCTTGCAACCTCATAATCATTAGGTCTAACAACTAAATCATCGTATACAACTGTTTGATATGAAAAAGGATTACCATCAACTGTAATAGTTAGGTTCCCACTTGTTAATGATGTTGTTGGAACTATAGATGTTACAGTATAACCTGTACTATTATAATACAACGAATATTTCGCATATTGTTTAGTTAAGTCTCTTAACGGTGAAACCGGTATCTCTAATAATGATAAATTTCTAGTTGAACTTACCGTAAAATCAATATTAAACGGATTTCTAATTCTTGCAATATCTAAATCAAATGTTGTTATGTTTTGAACTGAATCAAACGAAATATTAATTGCTGTGGCACCCGTAACATAATTAATTCCCAAAAATGTTGATTCAAGACCTGCGGGAAAAAAACTAATAATAGTTTCAACTGATGTTGAAATTCTTTTAACCATTGACCCGTATAAACTAAAATTAGTTATTTGACTTAAATCAAAATTAGGATAAACCTTAAAATTATTTTCAACAATTCGTTTTGATTGTATTGAACTTTCAATACCTAAAGAATCTAAAGTTATTGGTTCTGAAAAATTACCCGTTGTAAATGTTCTATCACTCTTTTCATTAAACGATGCAACAAATTCAAAATTACCTTGCGTTAAACCACCACCAGTAACCAATTGGAATCCAACTAAATCATCTGAAAACGTACCAGCACCGCTTGCTGATTGTGGAGGACAAGTATATTTTGTTATCGCCATTATTCTGTTATATTTGTAAAGTTTTTACTAAAATCAATATTATCACCTCTATCTCTTCTAACTTCATAAAGTAAGGTATTAAATTGGTCTCTAATTTCGTATAAATTGTATTGTTTATAAATATTGTTTTGACTATCATATAACGTGTAAATTCCGTCATCCATAGATTTAGTTTGATTACCAAATAACGCAATTGCCAATGTAGAGAAATCGTGTTCAACAATTTCAATATCCATAGTAATTGGATTAAAGAATGTATTAGTTATAATAATATCTTGGTTTGGTTGACCTATAAATGGTGTTGCATTTGGTTTGTTAGTCGGAGCAGAAGATGGTGATAATGTACAAAAAATTAAATTAGTGTTATTATCAGTATATCTATATCTAATCCCCTTTGCAGCAGTATTTGTTAAATTTTGTACAACCGGTTCACAAAAAAACGAAGATGTTATTAACCTAAAGAAATTAGGTATTTTAGTTCCATCTGAATTTAAGTATTCAACTCTGAAACCAACTAATCCTTGATTAACAAACTTATTTCTAAAATTTGAAGGGACATCATTTAAATCAATAACAATCCCTTTTACGTTAGGTAATGAAGATAACACACCACAATCTAATATCCTTGTTCTAATTTGAGCAGGTCTAATGAATAATGTGTATATACCTAATTTATTAAATGTCTCCGCAGGTAGTCTTAAATTATATAAACCACCTAAAATTTCAACGTTAGGATTCCCACCTGTATTATCATTATTGTAATAAGGTCTTAACACCGATAAAGCGTCTAATGTTGTTAAAACAAAGTTATCAGTTTCATCACGACTTGGTGTGTAATTTAAAATAATCTCCACATCTTGGGGAGATACGTCTGCCGGTCTAATAGTACCATAGATGCCTGTTGCCATATTATTTTGTTGTTATATTGATAAATATCAAATTTATGTTTTTATTATATTAAAAAATTTATACCCATATTTTACCAAGTCCCCAATGTTATCTACTTCACCTAATCTTTCCACTCTCTCTAAACTAGATTGTTTTCCTCGTTCAATAAATATTTCAGATTGAACCTCGGCTTCGTCAATAACATTTAACAACACCTCATTTTTAGTTATTGCCGAACATATTAACATATCAGAAGTTAATCCTGATGATTTAACCATAAATATGGTTGTACCATCTTGGTAATCAACATAATCAATACCATTTACTTCGTATCTAATTCCTAAACCATCATTTGTTGGTCCTTTGTAAATACCAACATTACCGGATGTTCCTGTAACAGTAAAACCCAATTTAAAAGGTGTTTGACCATACTGTTTCAAATCATTCAAACTTGATTGAGTATACCCCGTTACTGTTATAGGAACTGTTGTAAAATTAGTAATACTTGTAAGTGTTGTATCACAAGTACTATCTCCACTATATATAAAATCATACATTAGTGAAGTCGCCGACCAACTACCACCTGCCGGTGTAAATGTTGCGGTACCTTTTGGATTTAGTATTGTAACATTATTATAAGGTACGTAAACAGACTTTTTAACAACATTTGAACCCCAAGGACTCATACCCGACAAACTTATTGTATATCCACTATCAGGACTTGGTTGAGAATATATGTGGCTATAAAAATTAGGGGTAAAACTTGTTACGGTTTGTTTTGCAGTCCCATCACCCCAATCTAACGTATACGTTGAAAATTCCAAATATTTCTTGAATTCAATATCAGACGTATTATAAAAGAAGACCGTCATAGCACTTAATGGTGTTGCTGAAAAAATGAAATTAGTCATAACATCTTTTTGAACCGCCATACCATCAAACACCGAATAATATCCAATATCCACAGTATTTTCTGTAAATAAAATAGGTATAGTTAATCCGGTTAACAATGATGTTCCCGGACTAAGTGTCGCCTTTGAAATATTAGAAGTCGCCGTTGTTCCCGTTGCACCTGTTAATATTTGAGTCATTGATGAATAAACATATGCCACATCCGTAATATTTGTTACTACCGGTGCCTTATATGCCTTACAACAAACTTTATAATCATTATATGTGGTTAATTGTCCCGCAAAATATGGAACCTTAAACACATCCCCAAGGATTACCTCAGGTGAAATTTTAATGTGATAATTTCTATCTTCCATATTACGGGTTTACATATTCATACCATTTTATGGGACTACCTGCCCCTACTCTAACATCTTGCCAATCAAATATTTTATAAGTGTACGTAGGATAATCTAAAACAACTTTATAATAGAAATATCTATCAGGATTAAATTGAAAAGGATTTGTAGAATTTATTACAATTTGAGGGTCAGTACTCATTTTAACAAAAATACCTAATCTCGCATCAAAAAACTTTGCACTCATATAAAATGTTTCTGTTGTATTACTTAGATTTGGATTTATATTCAAAAAGTCTTTTTTTCTTAACCAATATAAAAAGAACCCTTCTTTATCACCAACATAATCCAAAGTAAATTCAGGTTTTTTGATTTGAACCAATGGTACAAATGGTGATATCATTGCCGTTTCTGTCGCACCTTGTTGAACAGGAATAATTACCGTAAAATAATTAGTTTGTTGTATTGAATCATTACTATCATAAAAATCCAATTTAAAAAAAGATTGGGTAAAAGGTCGATTATAATAATAAATTTCATTTTTTGTAAATCCTTCAGGGATATAACTAGTAACCCAATCAGATGCTGTTGAAGCTGTAACATTTACTGTAGGATTTGGGGGAACCGCACCATTAACACTAAAAAAATAAAAATTGTATTTAATATCCGTTTTAGTATCACTACTATATGGTGCGTGAGCAAATCTTAATATTTCAAAATCCTCAGCACTACCAACTAATTCTTTTATAACATCCGCCTCATAAACATCAATACTATCATCTCTACCATAAAAATCCCATTTTAATTCTATTGGTAAATTAATATATTGGTCAGTATTAGGTAATATAAACTTAAATTTGTTATTCACATTTATCCACTTTAGGTTGTCCAGTACCGTAGATACTAGCGTTATGACTCAAGTCGCTTTCTATATAATTAGTACCTTCTGGTATAATTCTAAAAACATAATTATCGTAAGGATAATGAGTATAATTAAAAAATGGATAGTCAACACCATTCCCGTTATTATCTTTGAAACCATATGTGTAAATGTCCCTCCAAATAAAAAGATTTTGTGATTCAGAAAAATATGCGTAATCAGGAATACCAACAACGTTTTTTGCCGACCCGGTTTCAATATAATCTGAAAAACCTCTAATTGTTAATTTGTTATGTGGTTTGTAATAATATCCAAAAGGATTATCTATTAAAATTTGATTATTGTTTGTTGTTGTTACAATGTAAAACATTGATGGATTGTAACATAATTTATGATTAATTTCAGAAATTACCCTTTCTGTTTGTTCTGAATCATTCCATTCACAATAATCACCATCTAAAACATCTCCTTTTTTAAAAGTTTTTACATAAAATAAAGGTCTTATCGAAGGTCCTATTGTTTTTGTATAAAAACCTAATGGGAAGTTTGTATCAGAATTAGTATTGTTAATATTCCACCAAGGCGATGGTAATGGGGGGTTGAAACTTTCATCTAATGGTAAATTAAAATCATACCCTTGCTTTAAACCTGAATATAAACTAGAATTAGTTAATTGTCCAAACATTAACCCAAAATATCCTTTATATATTACAGTGAAAAATAATTCACTAACCGGTCTTTTTTGATTATCAATCATTTCATTAATATTGATATCATTATTGAATGACAGTGTATAGGATTGCGCACCTTCTTTAACAGATACTCTTGAAATATAATTAGGTGTTAATCCACTACTTTCATATTTTCTTTTTTGACCATAAATATTTTGTTCAAAACCTGAATTAACCAAAACCGCGTCATTAATATCTGTCAAAATTTTATGTCGTCTTACATAATATTTTGATGTTGTTTCATTTGGAATTTCAGAATTAATTACCCTCTTAAAGGTACCCTTTTTATTATTACTGAATGTTACACCTGTAAATCCAATATCATCAATATTAAACGTATAGAATTCAGTACCAGAAATACCTGTACCCAGTGAGGTCACTTGAAAAGTATCAAAACCATTATACGATAAACTTAATTTAACCGATTCACCAACTTTTAAATTATGTTTAACAGGACATCTAAACGATATTAAATTAACCCCACCAACTGTGGTTGGGACAACAACAAATGGTATACCATCGGATGCAACCCAATTAAGAGTTTGTTGACTAATTGAATCAATTGCCGACATTGGTTTATTATAATCATTTTCAAATGCGTAACTCATAAAATAATTCCAATTATATGTTGAAGCACTTTTACTCACAAAATTAACGTGAACATTCCCATTGATATCAGGAACTGTATATCCCGAAACATTATAGTCGGTTCTAATAAAATCAAATTCGTTATATTGGGGAAAACCACCCCAATCAACATTTGAGTTCGGAGGACAATTTTGGTCAGCATTTGTATACTCATCAGTATAATATAATTGATTTTCTAATAAATCATAGTCACTAAAACCTGTATATGAATTTTTAAATAAAATTGAAAATTTACACGAAGGTCTAAAATTTGTTGAGGTTTGTCTCTCATCAGCATATAATTGACCTAAATTAATATTCAACGACCTGTCAAATTCAACATTTTCTTTAGTTGTTTGTATAAATGGGATTTTTAACCCCAAATCAGTATTTGACGCGGATTTATATCTTAAAGAACCTAAAACTATTCTTGTATCATTTCTATTACTCATATGTCAAAATTGTTTGTGTTGGTATCCATTTTCTAGAAAATCTATCATAAGCCGTTTGACCTTTTTTTAACCCAAAATAAAAGTAAAAAGGGGCTCCCGTATGAATTGCTCTCGGCACATTGTTTGTTTGGTCCCAATAATTTTCGTCCGCGGTGTAATTATAATATCCGTCAGCATTTCTATAATAATCACCTGTTGTCGGGTCTAAATATGGTCCACTTGCCTGAACCGCAGAAATAAATCCGGGATAATAATTTAATCCAAGAGTATTTGGTTCTGTTCTAAAATATCTCGAAGTAGGTTCTTCTCTCTTCAAATCTTGATATCTATGAGACATAAACCCTCCATTACTATTTATAGGTTTTGAATACCAATCATTCTTTTGACTTCCGAATATTGTTGCAGTACTAGTACAATATCTTGGACCCCCTGTTCTAATATCCCAATTATAAAAAGGTACTTTTTGTGATTTTACAGGAAAATTATTTACGTTACAATTAATACTATTTACTTGAGTAGTAATTGGTGATAACCCATCAATTATTGTTCTTTTAGGTGTAATAAAATCCCTTAATTGTAAATTAGCTCTATAAAAAATACCAATAACAATTTCCTTATAACCTCCACTCGTTATAAATATTGGGTCTTGAATACCGGCTTCTGTATAATCCATATAATTGATTTCATTGAATGGTATAACCCCTAATTCAGAATTAATTGATATCATTTGAGCATAGTCCCCATCAACCATCTTAGTTCCACCTATACCTAAAAATCCGGATTCGTTTCTATCAAAAAATGTTTCAATTTGTACACCTCCAGTTAATATACCTGGTAGTGAAAAAGTCCCAAGATTACCCAATCTCGAAATTAAAAATAAATTTAATAAATCTGAAACATCTTGGAAACTTGTCGGACCTAGTTTATTCACAACATAACCATCAAATTCATCTGACATAACTATTTCTTGCATATAATTATTTCTTGGTCCTAAATCAATTATAGTAGTTGGATATAATAAATTATGAAAATTACCATTATATTCATTAAACCTGAGCATACCAGTAACTTTAGGTCTATCAGCACCTACAAAAGCATCATTAGTATCATTATACGGACTACTTCTATAATAAAAATTGTTAGTTGTGGGATGCAACATTAAAGTGTCTCTACAAAATTGACTACTTGGTTGATTACCGTTTGTTAATAAAGGTGAAGAATATGTTACATTATTATTAAATGACCAAGCGTATAAAGTTCCATTAACCCAATTATTAGTAAATAAATGAGAAAAAACATCCCTACAAGCACCAAAAGTAATTAAAAGTCTTTCTGACCATTCAAAAATCGCCCTTATATCGTGACCATTTACTAATGATAATAAAGGAACTGTTACAAATACATAACATCCACCTTCAAACCCTCGAGCACCTACACCAGGACCCGATTCCCAACATTTGTCACTTTTAGGTCTTACTCTAAATTCTGAAGTACAAAGTCCAGTACCACTAAATGGTCCCTCTTGTGTCACATCATAACAAGGTAAAGGAGCCATATTAGCACAAGTAAATGAGTTTAGTACTTGATTAATTCTTTTTGAACCACTATCTAAATCCGCAAAGGTATTATTATCTGTAGAACCATTTAGTCCTCCAACCACTCCTGTTGTTCCATCTTCGCTGAATGTAAAAATAGTAAAGTTATTATTATTATGTAATGGGAAAGTATTACAATAATTTGGTTGTAATGCTGTTGATGTTGGTAATTTATCCGACCTCATAACCATTAATGTTCGGTCACTAAATTCAACAAGTGTATCTGTTTGAGAATATCCCGGAGCGTAATAGAATCCATTTGCTTTTCTATCACCATTATTAATACAACAAAGGTATGTAACACCAGCAATAGTACGAAAATCATAAAATGATTGACCCATATCAATATCTTGATACATAAACCCTGAACCTTCAACTATTTCAGTTTCAAAATAACCTCTATTTTTTCTTGTATCTGTACCAAAAGTATTTGATTCTGTATTGTATCTATCACCACCTGCATAAGGAGGAAAACAAATAGCACAATCAACACCAGCATTAACTGTCGCATATTGTTTCCATTCAACAACGAATCCATTATTACCTATAGTTCTATTATTCGAAACTGATTCTAATAAAGATGGTGGGATTGGACCAAAATTCGACCTTTTTAATCTAGCACCTTTTGAATAAGTTTGAGAACCATCAGTAATTAATGGAACAATGGGACTTGATGGTCCATAACCTCCGAGTGATATATCATTAGAATATGGACATCCTGTACCAGGATTAAATAATGGTGATGATGTCAATGTGTTATTATCAAATGAAGAATAATAAGATATTGTATTACTTGTAAATGCGCTGAAACCACTTCCTATGATAATATCAGGAAAGTAAGTTGGTGGTGGTTCACCTGGTTCAGATGTCGGTTGGAATGGTGGTGGAACTGTTGGTGAAGAACCATTCGGTTCTAAAGTCATATAAAACGAATTATAAAATAATTTCAAACCAGAATAAGAATCAGTATCGTCATTAAAATTAACATTTTTGTGGTTAACAGTTTTAAAACCTCCTTTTATCGGATGATTCAATTTAAATTTTCCACTAACAATAGGTCCCACACCAAAATTATAGTACCCAAATAATTTACTTAAATCATATTCAATGTTTACTCTATGAGATTGAGGGTCAACACCTCTTACTAAAAATATAACACCCTGTTCATTTAAGTCCGTGAAATTATCATTAAAATTGTATTGAATTTTAGGTAAATAAGCCGGATTACCGTCGACCGCACTACCACCAAATTTGTTATATCTATCCCATTCGGTTAAAAATCCTCGTACGTTATAAATCATAGTATCATTATCTAAAAACCTTCTATTAAAAGTTAAATTATCCCAACTTGTTTGTGTTAAATCAGGATTTTGATTAACTAATGAAAAGTAATCTGAATAAGTCATACCGGTAATAACTTGTAAATATTCCAAATCCATTGGGAATTTTAGATAATCGTAATCAGGAAATTGAGGATTACCTCTAAGTACCAAATCATATGTTACAGAAATATCAACACCACTACCTGATGGGTCAGCATAAGATAATTGTCTACTTGTTGGGGTTACAACGACAAATTTAGATGGATTAATTAATGCAACAGGTCCGTCTATGGTATAAGTCCCCAAACCATATGGTGTTGGTGGTAAGTTATTACTTGGTGCAAATATTGAATTTTGACTAACTATTTTTCTTATTATTTGATTACCCAAACCATCAACATCACCTTCAATCTCTATCATAGTATTTGGAAGTAACCCATTAACGTTGGGGTTAGTAATATAAGTAATATCATTAACCGTTAACGTGTTACCTGATGTAATAGGGAAAGTATTGTTTGCCACCTTTGCTCTACCTGAAATCAAAGGTGTTAGTGTTTTACCAACGATTGATTGTCTACTATCAAAATTCAAAGTACCTCCTGTCATATTTCTATCCATACTCAATTCAGGGTCTTGAAAAGATAAAATCTGTCCTGATTCTAACTCTGTTAATACCTCATTCTTCACAACAAGTGCGATTACATTATCTAAGTGAAATTTACCTGAATTTGTTGAAATTGTTTTTTCAACTTTAACCTTGATTCTATTAACACCACCACCCGGATTATCATATAATGGTGATGAGTTTGGTGAATCTGTCGCAAAATTTGAAACTGTAAAAGACCCTAAAGACCTTAATTGAGATGGTGAAACAATATAGGTACCAGCACCCCCATTAACTCCACTTATTTGAGATAAAACTCTTGTATTGGGAGCAATACCCGAACCGGTTAATAAAGCTCCAACAAATAAATATGGATTACTTATTGATGTAACAGTTAAAATATTACCCACACCAGGTGTTGGAGTAGCTAAATCTGATATTATACCACTACCTGTTAAAGCAACACTCGGCATATCCTGAGGACCATTAAAATATTTTGCTTTAGTGTTAAATAAATTTAATCTTTCTCCAATTGGAATACTTGAAGTAAATGTGTCAGTAACTTTAAGAGTAGGTGGGATTGGTGGGTCGGCCGGATTAGGTGTAGTAATAGTTATCAATTGAGGCGCTCTCGATTGAACTAATTGAGCAGTATATTCGTCTCCCTCAATCCACTGTAAACCAGTATAAAGTTGTTGATAAAAATAATTATCTTGAGTATTTAATATTGTTGTACCAGTTATTGGATATGATTCAAAGTCGAAAAAATTTGTAACACCACCCGCACCACCTGAATTTTGTATTTGTTGCGATACAGCATCAGTTTCAGAGTCTGATTCTGCTTGTACTTGGTCAGAGTCTTTACAATTACAAACATCACAATCAGGATAAGATAAATTTGGAATTTTGATATTTCTAAATTGGTCTTGAATGTTTTTAAATCTTTCAGCTAATTTATTAACATCACTCATCTTTGGACATTTAACACTTAATCGTATGCTTCCACCTGATAAACCATTAACTACTCTTATTATGACTTTAACAACTTGACATAGAGCAACAACTACAGTACCAATAACATAAATTAAAAATCGTAGAATCAAAGACAATAAAAATATTGCTATATAAACTATATGTGCAACAATAACCAACCCTATCAAAGTCGGTTTAAACACATATGATAATATTTTTAATAGAAAAAATATTAAATCAAATCGATAAACAGCATCATTTGTCGGGAATTTATTTATATCACTACTACATTCATCAGTTACAATATTTTTTATAGATACTATAGCATTAGCAGCATAACCCTTTCTATATTGAGTAATCAATTGTGATACAGTATAGACTTTATTATATGACATCATATAAAATCTATCTTCGCAATCAATAGCCTCTTGTATCATTTGTTGAGTACCATAATCATTCCAATCTAAACTAAAAGAATAAGATTTAACAAAATTAATGTATTCAGTTGAGGTTTTTGGTTCATTACGTGGGTCACTACTTGAATCCGCCCATCCGTACTCTTTAATATTCGGTACAAGATAGTATCCTCTTCTGATTGCCTCATTTAATGTCGGTGATTGATTCCATTTAACTTTGAATCTATATTTACCTCTTGTTGGTATACCTTTTTTTGGGTCATCAGATATAACTTGGTCACCAAATTCATTAGTAATTAAATAATCTAAGTTCATTGGCACATCTAATAACCAAGTACCATTTTCATCAATTACTTGACCACCTTGTTCTAAATCAAAAGTTTCAAGTACAGGACGACCATTCACATCTAAAAATATTGTTTGTCTAATAGCTAATATTTCTCCCGGTCCTGTTGTTAATGAACATAATTGACCTGATTTGGGTTTTGGTTTACAATTTTTCTTTTGAAATTGGTCATCATTGGTTGATATTAAAGACCCCATAAATATTGCTGTTGGCTCAATATTAATATTTGATTCATTACTCAAGTCAAAATCCGTTCTTGTAATACCTAAATTACAATATTCTGATTGACCCCATAATGGTTCTACAACAATAGTTCTATTAAAACTAACAATTTGAGGTAATTCTCTTAGATTTGATGATGTTTTAAAATTTGTACCACTAACCTGTGATTCAGTTGCAATACCCATTCTAATTAAATCTTGAGGTGATAAAGAAAATTCACCAATATCTGATAAGTCAATATCCACAACAAGTGTTTGAGACCCCACCGGAACCCCAAATATCATAAAATCTCCACTCTGATTTGTTACAGCATTTAACTTATAGTACTTATCATAAACTTCAATAAGAGTTGGATTTGTTAAAACGTCAGTTTTTGATGGAAATGTCCCTGTTGGTTTGTGAGCACTGTAAGATGGTTCGTAAGGTAATAAATTGTATCTATAACCATCATCATTAACATCTAAAACTGTTCTATATGGATAAATTTGAGAAATTATTGGGTCTTCTGCGTCTTCATTACTTAATGGAATAAAGATAGAAACTTTTGCGTTTGGAATACCAAATCCGTCATTTACACTAACACGTCCAATAACCACACCATAGTCTGAACATACACGAGTATAGATATCACTCTGTAAAACTTTAAGAGATAAAATCTCCAAATATTCAAATTCTTGGTCAATTGATATACTAACGGATTTGTCAACCCCTACGTCAGTTCGTATTCTATATGATTTTGGCATAACATTCTTTTTTGATAAATAGTTTATTTACTATTTTCAAAAGATAATTCATTAATTTATAAAATAAATTATTACGTGAAGTTAACTGTTTTAAGATTTTTAACTCTAATGTTAATATCCTTGCCCGGATACCTAATTTGATAAATTTGACTTGGTTCAGCAAAGATAGTGTCGTCAACCAATTGTATTTGTCTTGTATCTGAATCAGAGTATCTTTGTGAAGTTTGAGATGACGAATATTCACCACCAACTCTGTTATAAAATATAATGTCCGATAATGAAATTACACCATTTTCACTTTGAATTAAACGTCTTAATTCAGATATATTAACATTCTCACCCATTTGTCTATTTGTTGGTTCAAAGAATGTTGTAATAAGATTAATAACTTGTGAAATTACAGTACCTTGATTTTGACTGTTATCTAACACTATATCAACATTAATACCTAAATCAATTACGTTAGCGGTTTCAATAGAAACATAATCATTTATCATTCTATAATTTGAAAGGTAGTTTGCGACGTTATTTTTTAAGGTATTTGAAACAATATTTGTTAAATTACCATTTTCATCATATGATAACATTTGTACTTTAATCTTATTGTTTTCTTCGGTGATAGCAACTTTAGCAGGTGCACCAAATTGTGATGGCATTGTTCTAATAATAGAATCATAGTCATTAACTGTCACCGCTCTTTGTTGTGCTGAGAAGTTAAACGCCACTAAGTTTCTAACTTCTTCGGTAGTTGGGTAATTTGCCCCACCGATTGCCGCGGTTACGTTATTACAAGATAATGAGTTAATCACATTTGTATTTTGACTTTGACTTGGTCCGTTAACAAAGAACGAAACAGTCCCAATTTGAGTTATAGCATTCACACCTAAATTACTTCCGGTACCACCACCAATTCTATATTGAACAAATAAAGTTGAATTAGCTTTTAATGTACTACCTAATGCTAAATTATTTGAGTATTTATATAAATTCAAATTATAACCATCTCTTGCAAATTCTCTCAATTGTTCATCCGCAGATTGATTACCACCACCAAAGGTCATTTTCATAAATCCTTCCGGAGTAAATTCTGTAATAAATTTAGTACTTGTTTCAATATATTTTCCTACCTTAATACCAGGTTGGTCAGATACTTTAGTTGGGTCTTCAATAAATACTCTACTATCAGCCAACGCATTTACCTCATACCACCTATTATCAACCCCTAAGAACTCCTGTACTGAAGGAACGTTAGAATACTGAGTACTATCTTTTAATAATACACTAGTTACCCCTAAAACGTTTTTTTCAGGTAAGAAAACTTCTAAAAATGGTCTAATATCATTCGCAGTTATCACTTTTTTGAATACTTTCGTAACACCATTAACAACAGTTTCTCTTTTAACAATAGTGTAATTGATTAATTTGTTGTTATTATCAAAATTAGGTATTTTTAACCTATTAGGGAATCCCTCCGCACCAATTGGTGATGAGAAGTCAATATCATATACTGTTTCAAAGGTTTGACCGGCACCATTAACTTGTGACCCTCTACGTAAGATACCACAATATCTTAAATCTTCCTTATCACCATAAGCAGGTACTGTAATTGAAAAATCAACTAAAGCGACCGATGGTCTTTGTCCCGGAACTTTTAATCCGTATGTTCTTGCAATATTAAAAATTGAAGACCTTTGTTGTGCGTATTGTAATACAGTTTCTTGGATACTTCTATCAATATTAAACTGTAAGTTATCTGTAACTGCAGCATTTAAGTCCAACAACACCGAGAATACCCCCGCATCATTGAAGTTATCTATTAACTCAGGATAATAAGTTCTTGTGAAATTTATTAACTCAGTTCTTATTGATTGAAAGTCTCTCGTAGTATACGATATTTTCTTATTAGCCATAATATTAAATGTTAATTATTACAAAGTCGCTAGCGTTAAAAACATCATCACTAATAGTGTATTCAATTTTAACCTTTGCGGTATGTTCTTTAAGCCCGATTCCGGGTACTCTATAAATTCTTTCATCACCTTCAACATAAGTACCTTTGTCTTCCTCACCCATATCAGCGGAAGTTACACTTATATTAGTTATGGTAATGTTTGGGATATATTCTTCTGCAGACGCTCTAATTTCAGCCTCAATCTCAGAAAAAGTTGGTCCATCCATTGGTTCAAATATAAATTCATACAATCTTGTACCAAAATCAGGTAAATAATATCTCGTACCCTTTCTTGTTAATAAAAGATGTATTAAATCGGTTCTTATCTCCTGAGCCGCGTTATCTGAAAGACTTAAATATCTTCCAGTACGAGAATCGTTAAAGGGAAAATTTATTCCATATGTTTTACCATTTGCCATAACTATAAATATAGTGTCGTGATTATTTTTTATAAATACCCCTAAAATAAAAAATCACGACCTAAGCCGTGATTTATATTCTTATTAAGAACCACATCCGAAACACTCAAACTCGGAATCCGAAGGTTTTTGTGTTAAATCAACCGTTGGTTTCTCAATTGGTTTTGGTTGTCCTACTTTTGAGATATCCACCGCCAAATGTTTTGCTCCGGTTGATATTGCCTTTGTTCTAACATAATAACAAAGAGTTTTCAATCCTTTACCCCAAGAATGGAAGTGTGATGATGATATTTTAGATAATGTCGGGTTAGACATATAGATATTCATTGATTGTGATTGGTCAATGAATGGTGCTCTGTCAGCCGCCATATCAATAAGTTCTCTTTGAGATATTTCCCAAATTGTTTTGTATTTTGGAATTAAATGTTCAATTCTCTTAACTTTCTTATTGTAATTTTTATCCTCAACATCAAGGTAATGATTAAAGTTAATGTTTTGAATTGAACCCTCATTCATAATAATTTCATTTTTCAAATCTTCAGACCAAATACCAATTTTTTCAAAATCGTTAATTAAGTATTTATTAACAATTAAGATTTCTCCACCAACTACACGACGATTAAATAATGCCGAGTGAGCCGGTTCAGTCATTTCAAATGAACCTGTAATCTTAGCTGATGACGCTACCGGCATCTGAGCCGTGAATAACGAGTTACAAACCCCATAATTGGATACTTCTAACTTAAGTGAGTCCCAATCCCACATTCTTCCTAATCCTTCGTAATCTAATCCCCACATATCGAATTGGAATACTCCTTTTGACATTGGTGAACCTTTGAAGAATTCATATGGTTTATATTCACCTGATTTGCATAATTCCATACTTTCAGTAATTGCCGCGAAGTAGATAGTTTCAAAGATTTCTTTGTTTAACTTTCTTGCCTCTTCAGATGTGAAAATATAATCCATTAAATAGAATACATCAGCAAGACCTTGAGTTCCAATAGCAATTGCTCTTTGTTCTAAACCACCTTTTCTACCTTGTTCAGTTGAATAACTATTGATGTCAACAACTTTGTTAAGTGCTCTAACAACCTTTCTAACCTCATTATAAAGTAATTTGAAATCAAACTCACCTTTAACAATAAAGTTTTTCAACACCATAGATGATAATGTACAGATTGCTGTGGTGTTCTCATCAGTATATTGATAAATCTCATTACATAAGTTAGATTGTTTAATCACCCCAATGTTTTGATGGTTGGTTTTTCTGTTCGCACTATCTTTGGAACATAAGTAAGGAACTCCGGTTTCAACTTGAGATTCAATAATTTTATTCCAAATTGTTTGAGCTTTTACTTTTTTACCAAGTCCAAGTTCAACCGCTTTGTTGTAGTTTGATTCATACTCATCACCGTAAGCCTCTTGTAATGGTTTGATACCCGCTTTAACAATATCATTAGGACAGAACAAATACCAATCCTTATTGTCTTTAACCGCATTCATAAAGTTATCCGGTAACCAAATTGAGGTAAACAAATCTCTTGCTCTTAACTCCTCAGCACCTGTATTCTTTTTAATATCCAATAAATCAATAATATCCTTATGCCAAGGTTCAATGTAGATAGCCGCACTTCCCGGTCTTCGACCTTGTTGATTAAAGAATCTTAACCCTTCATTAACAATCTTTAGATATTTCAATAAACCACCCGCAAATCCACCTGATGAGTTAATACGACTCTCTTTACTACGAACGTTAGACATACATAAACCAATACCTGCCGCATCTGATGAATAAGTTGAAATATCATTGAATGTTTGTAATAAACCTTCTCTTGAGTCCCCGTGATTGTATTTCAATACACAAGATGCTAGTTGAGGTGTTTTAGTCCCCGCATTAATCATAATTGGTGTCGCAGGAGAAATAAGTTGATTTGATAATGATTGGTAATACTCAACCGCTTGTTCAAATGATTTAGTAACCCATAAAGCCACTCTCATATACATATGTTGTGGTCTTTCAATTACTCTACCTTCAGGAGTTTTCAACAGATACATTTCTTGTAATGATTTCCACGCAAAATAATCAAAATTGTAATCATTCTCGTGATTTATTACAGAATCAATATTTTCAGGACCATATTTTTCAATAGTTTCCATTAACTTATCGTTAATAATACCATCAATGTGTAATGTGTGCATTGTGTTACAGAAACTTTCATCAGTTTCTTTATGATATGCAGAAATCGCTACCGAAGACGCTAATCTTGAGTAGTCGTGATGACTTCCGGTATATGCCGCAGCAATCTCATAAACTAACTTATCCAACTCTTTGGTTGTAATAACCCCCTCTGTCGGAACTGAAGTAATAACTTTAATAAACACCTCATCAGCATTAACGTTCAACCCCTTAGCAGCACGTTTAACTCTCTGATATATTTTTTGGGGGTTGAACGAAACTTCGTCCCCCCCTCTTTTCTTTATCTTTAATGACATCATATTTTAAAAATCGTCTGTAAATGTTAATGACTCACCCAATTTAGCTTTTTGGTACTCCATAGTTCTTGATTCAAAGAAGTTACCCTTTGTTTCAACAGCTATCTGTTCCATAAACTTAAATGGTTGTTCTACGTTAAATTGTTTTTTACAACCAAATTTAACTAATAAACCA